TCTTCCGGGTCGTCCATGGTTGCGCCGACCTTGTCCATCACCAGGGTCGCCAGCGTTCCCTCAAGCGCGCAGTAACGCGCCTTCTTGTTGGCCTGGCGGTCGGTGTGCTTAGGCTTGCCCTTGGTGTCGACGCCGTTCGCCTTGAGTTCCGCGCGAATGGCGTCCTCGGTACCGAGCTGCTTCTCTCGGGCCGACAGGCCAGCGCGGGAACGCCAGGTGTCCGCCAGCACAGCCGGGGAAACCCATACCGTGTCACACGCGGCGTCGTAGTAAGCGGCCTGGTGACCCTTGGCCGTGGTCGGGATCAGGTTAGTGCGGAGGAACCACGGCACGATTTCACCGATGGCGTAGTTCACTGACCCCTCGTCCTGCTGCATTACGCACCAGGTGTCGACCCGCTCAATGTGTGTCGGGTCGTCAGTGATCGCGGCGATGATTCGAGCACCCGCGCGGATGATCGCCATCTTGTCGCCATGTCGGCCGGTGGTGGCTCGAAGATTGCGAATCTCCTTGAGCAAGCCCGAGTGCTTGTGAACCAGGGCGACCAGCGTACCCGCCACCTTGGTCATGCCCTCGGGCTTGCCATCCGTCGAGTAGCGGCTGAGCATCTCAACGATGTCGTCCCACTGCGCGCGGCTCGGGTCCTTGAGCGATTTCCGCCCCTTCGGGCTGGTGACCTCCAGGTTGATGGCGCGGTCGCGCATCGCCTTTTCCGACATGACCGATCCGAGCCCCTCGCCGGACACTACCAGCGGACACAACAGCTGAACCGTTTCGGTGTCTCGCCGGTCGGTTCCCTTCTTGCTGGTGTGACCCTCGGCCGTGAGCTGTCGGATGGTGTCCTGGAGGTCGGTAATCTCCGTTACGTCGTCCAGCCAGGTGATGCCGTTACGGTGTCCGGCCAGCGCGTCCCGGAAAGCGGGGGCGGTGTATCGGCCGTGACCGTTGGTGTTGCCTGCCATGGCGACCATCATCGCAAAGAATCCGGTCGATTTGCCGGATTCCGAGGGTGCCTCGATCGACATGAACGGGAACTGCGAGGTCTGGTATCGACCCTTGAGCAGCGCCATGGCCCACCACGCGGCGAACACCGAGGTTACGGTCTCGTCCTGGTAGGTCAGCACCTCGCGCAGTACCTCAGTCGCCTCGTCCTCCGGTACGACGCCGTATTGGTAGGGTGCCCAGGAAGTGAGGACCGCGTCCGGCACCGAGCCATCGTGAGGCTGGATGTGCGAATCGACCACCACCCCCTCGTGCACGATGAATTGTGACAGATCGCCGTTCCACCCCAGGTAGCGGACCGCGTTCGAGCTGGCTGCCTGCTGGTTCTTGAGGTACTTGGCAAGCCGGGCTCGGTGCGGGTGTCCGCTGTATTTGTCGAAGGGTGGCGGCAGGATGGTGGCCCCTCGGGTGCCGAGCCACTGGGAAAGCTTCGAGTCGGTGGAGAAGATGGCGGGATCGAGCTGTACGGCCTCGTAGGTGTGGTCGTCCGTGAACAGATCGACCGTATACACCAGGGTGCCATCTGACGCCCGCGTGATCGACCTGACCCGGATGTCGAAGTCAGCCCACTCGCCCGGCACCAGCTTCTTTTCCTCGCCGCTGCCGAGTTCCACCAGCGTGTAGATGCGAGAGCCGTCTCCGATCAGCCAACCGTTATCCTGCGTCTGGGTGTCCGACTTGTTGTTCTCCGACCCCCAGATCGATTCAACGGTCTTCATGAACGCCCCTTCCTCGATCGGGTCCTCTGAGGCCCAGTTGATATTGGTGCAGAGGGCGAGGTACCGATCGTAGTAGCGCTCCGACTTCGCGAGGAAACCCGCCACCCGCGTCATCCAGTTGTTCCCGCGACCCGGGTCGTCTGGCGACAGCATGAGGTCTCCGGCCAGCGTGGAGCCGGACGAGGTCCGCCCCTCGACGCGCGCCTGAACCTGCTTCGGCTGGTTCTCCTTGCGCAGGACGTCCGGGGCATCTTGCAGTTCCCCGGTAACCCACTCGTAGTGACGGCCAGACTTGTGGACCGAGGGCGGCATGACAACGCCACCCCCATCACCTCGGAAGTCGTATCCGATGTGCTCGTCCGAGTGACCGTCCCACGGGCGGGTGTCGTCCTCGCGGATTCGGAAATGCAGATGCTTCCCGCCGTCACGGCCGGTCGTCACCTTGAGGGCTTTGTTGAAAACAACCTCGCCCAGCTTCTCGCGCCAGTAGGTCTCGGCCTCCGGTCGGTCAATGTCGAGAACTACGCGCTTGGAGCACTGGCCGGTTGCCAGCCACAGGCCGTACATTCCGGTCTCGTAGGTGGTGGCCAGGTCGGGGAACGTGGCTCGTCCCGGCTTGATCCAGTCTTCGACCCACTTGATGCCGAAGTCCGTTCCGGGGTTCTTGCCGCCGCGCTTGAGCGGGAAGATCGTCAGACCGTCCTCGCTGTACTGCTTCCACTCTTCGATCAGACTGACGTCTGCAGCGATTCGTGCCATCTCTTTTGGCTCCTTAGAGACGAACCAGCCCCCGCACCGTGGCGGTGGCGGGGGCTGGTCGCGTTCACTGCTGGGGGTCGATCACGAGGTGATCAGAACAGGGGCTCGTCCTTCGAGCCGCCCTTGGCCGACGCCTTGTCGGTGCTGACCTTGGCGTCCTCGACGGCCGGGTCCTCGGCGTCGATCGGCAGGAGCTTCGTGATGTCGTTGCCGAGTTCGCCCTTGCGGCTGCCGCCCTGGATGGTGCGGATGCCGATGACGGCCTTGACGCGCTTGCCGACGAGGTCCTCGGTGTCGGTGTCGGTCGGGACGCCGAACGCCTTGAACGTCTCCTTGATCTTGAAGAACGCGGCCTCGCTGAGGCTGGTGTTCGTGAAGAACTTCCGGCCCACGGCGACCGGCTGGTCGTTCGGGACCTCGAAGGTCCACTTCCAGTACGGACCCTTCGGACCCTCGACCACCTCGACGTCCTCCACGAGCTGGAGGACGTAGACGCCTTCCTCGACCGGCTTGAAGCCGTCCTCGGCGTTGTCGACCTTCTGCGCGGTGTCCTGGTTGAGCTTCGGCACTTGTGCCACCTCGTTCTGTTTCGGGTACTGCTCGGATTCTATGTGCCCCGTGACGACTGGGCATCGCCGGTTTTGCTGGGGGCGGGACGACCTCGGGAGGTGTACCCCGCCCCCTTTTGCTCCGCTATCCTACCACGGCACTTGCTCCCCGCACAAGCCCGGTATTTGCAGGTGCCAACATGGCGGGCTGGCGGGGGTCAGATGACCGGTTCGGTCGGCTCTTCGGTGGGGTCGGGCAGCTCACCGATGCGGATCAGCCGCCGCGTGATGAACTCGTCGGCTGCCCACGCGTCCTCAGGGTCGAGGTCTTCCTGGCGGACGAAGTCGACCACCCGATCGAACGTAGGGTTGGCGAAGACGGGCGGCGTTGCGCCGTAACGGTCCTTGCCTCGGTACTTGCCCGTGGGACGGGTGAGGCCGACGAACCTGGAGTAGTCATCCAGGTCGGCGTCCTCCTCCTCGGCCACGTACATCGCGATGTCGACGTAGCCCATCAGGTCGGTCGCGAACGCCGGGGTGAGTGCGGGTCGGTAGAAGACGCCGCCGTCCCCCTCCTTGTCGACCTCGCGCTTCTGGAGGCAGACGAACGCCGTGTGGCAGTCGAGGTCACGGAACTGCCGGGTGACTCGACGGCACTGCTCGGTCATCTTGCCGTACTCGTCGCGGTCTACCGAGAACGGGTCGTCCTTGACCTCGAAGCCACCGCGTTCGGCCTGACGAAGGTTCTTGTCGTACCGCTGGCCCGTGATGTCTTCGATGAGCTTCTTCTGGATCTCGGTCATCGAGTCGAAGACGACGCCCGCGATGCAGCCGGGGGTGGTTTCGAGCTGCTCCTTGACCTGCCAGTACAGCTTCTCCAGGTCCCGGTACGTGGTGACCTTGTACGGGAGGATGTTTTCGGTCGGGATGCCGAGCCGCCGCAACGGGCGCTTCTTGAGACCTGCCTCGGCGTCGATCACGACGATCTTGCCGATCTTGGCCATGTGGGCGGCTGCGGTGGTCTTACCCGATCCCGCCTCGCCGTAGTACAGAACGTTGACGAACTCCTGCGAGTCGTCCAGACTTGCCAGCGCCATGCGTGTCTCCTGTTTCTCCATGACCTTCTTCGACCTGATGGTCAGGCAGGGTCTACCTTGGTGCCAACGACGGGGTTCGAACCCGCTGCCCACAGCCGGAGCCTTGAACTGCGTCACCCACCCTGGGTGTCCGTCGGCAGGTGGCGGAAGCCAAGCGTAAATCCGCTTGCCCGAAGTGGTTTGACCCGCTTCCGCCGTGTCCCCTCCAGGGAACAACCGAGCTACCCTCTCGGCACGCCGATCCTGCATCAACCCAGCGACGTCAATACCGTTCCATGACGCTCTACTGCTGATCGGCCCGTCTTAAGTTTGCGCGGGGTACCTCCTCCCGCTCCCTGCCAGTCTCGCAATGCAGACTGTTACCCTGGTTCCCTCGTGTTGCGGAATACAGCAGGCAGGCCCCTTCGCGAATTAGAAGCCCGCGCGGCTCTTGGCGAACCCGAGGATGCCCTTGTTCGCGGCGTCCGAGGGCGACTGTCCCGGCTCCATCTGGGCGGTGTACCGACCCGCCGCGTCGAGGACGCGAACCTGCCAGCCGTCCAGCGGATTGCCGTCGCCGTCCAGGTTGCGACGGGCGAACAGCGTGATCGCGACGTTCTCGTTGGCACCGAGGGTCGGCATCAACTCGTCCACCTCGACGCCGTTGTTGATGACCTTGACGCCCACGTTCATGGCGTCACCGAACGAGCCGTTGGGCTTGGTGCTGACGCCCACGACGACCTCGGTGACCCACGCCGGGAGCGAGTCCAGGTCGGCCCACGTCTTCTCGTCGTCGTCACCCGCACCGGTCTGGTTGTCGCCCGTGTGACCCGCCCCGGGAACGGCGTTGGGGTTCCAGCCGACGACGAGACGCTTCGGCAGCTTGTCGCGGTAGAAGGCGATCCAGATGTCGAGGTCCGACTCCTTCGGCTTCGCACCGACGTTGATCTTGCCACCGGTCGCCCTGGCCGCCATCTTG